TAATGTTATCTGCAAAGAATCCAAGAGATTTCAAAGCTGAATTTTCGGCAATGGAAGCAACAATGTTGGAAACAATCAGATTAGAGATGGCAAAAGTACCTGCAATTTCAGAATTAAAAGTTAAGCAAGAATTTTCAAAGGATGTAAAAGAAAACAAAAATCCGAATGAAGCAATGATTAACATGTACAGTAGAAAAAAGAAATAATAAACATAAATAAAAAACAAAATGGCATTAGACGTAACAGGAATAACAGGGTACATTAAAGAAAACCCAAACGAGATAGCAACAGAAGCAATCTTAGGATTAACATCATTAGAATACTTAACTATCCAACCAGGAGTAAGAAGTTCTATTGATATTCAAAAATTAGTAACAGACGCAGTTCTTCAAACAGGAGGTTGTGGATGGTCACCATCAGGAACAACTACTTTAACAAAGAGAAATTTAGCTGTATCGGATTACAAAGTACAGGAAAACTTATGTGATGAAGATTTACAACCAACTTTATACCAATTATTAGGTAGAGGTGCTAATGATGAAAACTTTTCTTTAGAAACTGCTTATGTAGATTTAAAAGTAAAGACTATTCAAAACTCGATTGACAATTTAGTATGGAACGCAACTACGGTTGGTGCTGCTAATCCTTTTGATGGTTTGATTAAAGTTGTTGTGGATAACGCACCAGCAGGAAATCAAATTGCAAGAACAGGAAGCATCATTGCTGATATTGATTCTTTAATCACTAAACTACCTGCAGCTGTATTAGTTGGAGAAGGTTTAATTTGTGCAATGTCAATGGCTAACTATTTAGCTTTAGTAGTAGAGTTCAGAACATTAGATTCTAACTTTATTCCTTTATTCGATCAGATGGCAATGGGTTTCACATATCCAGGAACTAACCTACAAGTAGTAGGAATTTCAGGAATGAGAGCAGCAAACGATATCATGATTTATAACAAGGCTAACATGTTTGTTGGTACTGATTTAGAATCTGATTTATCTACATCTAGATTTTGGTGGTCAGCTGATAACTTAGAGCATAGATTTCACTTTGGTGCAAGAATCGGTGTTCAAGTAGCTATTCCAGAAGAAGTAGTAATTGCTTCATAAGAATAAATAAATTAATAATTTAAGGAACCTACTCAAAATATGGGTAGGTTTCTTTTTAAATAAGAAAATAAAATGGGATGTACATTAACAAATGGTTATACTTTAGGTAACTGCGTTGTGTCAACAGGGGGAATTTATACTCTTTACGTTGCAGGACATGAAAAAAATATAGTTTACGGTTTAAGTACTGGGAACATGGTGAACGGTTATGATTCAACTGCTTTAGGTAGTACTTTAACTTTCAAAGAATTTGAACAAGATATCGAAATAGCAGGAGCAACTGAAGCATTAACAGCAGACAGAGCAACAGGGACTAGATTCTATGAGCAAACAGTAAATCTTACTATCCATTATGGAAAAGTAGCTGCTGACAATGATACAATTAGAACAACTTTAGAAGAATTATCTAAGGGGAATATGATGATTATCGTAAAAGAAAATTCAGGTATTTACAAAATGTACGGTGCTGAAAACGGTTTAAGAGTAACAACTGGAGCATCTGGATCAGGAACTGCATTTAGTGACTTGAACGGAATTACTTTAACTTTAACAGGTAAGGAATCAGAACCAGCACAAATTGTAGATTTAGCATCTACACCAACTGCACCAATAGTAGCATTTGGCATCTAATGTTGAACGTAAAGATAGGAATAAATAAGGTATCATCCACGTTAACCGAAAGAGTGACGTTGGATGTGCCTTATTATCTTTTAAAATTAGTTAGTACAAATAATAACTCAATTAAAATTCTATCAGTATTAGATTCTGCACCTTTTAGCAGGGTTAACAAATTAACTTTAGAATTAGTGACTGCATTAGTAGATGAAGATTTACCAAATGGAAAAGTTTATTTAAAAGCAGGTACTTATAAATATGAGTTTTATCAAAGTGCTACAACTAGTTTAATTATAACAGATAATAAATTATTAGAAAGTGGATTACTACTTTTTGACGTAGATTTACCATCTACAAATTATAATAATACAAATACAGAAATAGTTTATGGCAGCTAGAAAATCAGCAATCGAATTAATGAATATTAAATTCGCAAATGACATTCAGAAACTTTCTACAAAAGAAGATAAGCGTTTAGGCATAGTTAAATATGGTTCTAATAACCTTTATCCAGACTTTTTACTAGACTTATTTATTGAAGGTAGTTCAACACATACAGCAATAGTAAACAGAAAAGTAGCATTAGTATCTGGACAAGGATTTGACAAGGCTCAAACACCTGCTTTACAGTCTTTCATTGCAAACAATAGGGGTTCAAACCCTATGGGTGATATAGCAAAATTAATATCTGCTAATTATGAAGTGTTTAATGCGTTTAGTTTAATGATTAGATGGAATTCAGACAAGACTATTATAGCAGCTATTGACTACATACCTGTTCACAAGGTTAGAAAAGGAATAGCAGATAATACATGGTACACTTCTGATAATTGGTCAATGCCAAAAAAACCTTCATCAAATACAATGATGCACAAAGCATTTAACACTAATCCACTACATGCTGAGTTTGAAACATTCACACCAGAAAATAAGAGATTAGAGTTATCACAATTATTGTATTTTAAAAGGCTTTCAATCGGATCAGATAATTATCCTAATGTAAGTTATTCAAGTGCAATTAGAGATATAATGTCAGATAGTGCAATTAGTGATTTTACATTAAATCAAATTAATAGTAACTTTTTAGCAGGTTATCATTTACATATTTCATCAGGAGTTCCTGAAGAAGTAGAAATGGCACAAGTAAAAAAGTCATTTATTGACCAACATACAGGAGCAGATGCACAACCTGTTGTGTTAACCTTTGGAGAACCTGGAGATAATCCAGCAACATTGACACCATTACCATCAACGAATAACCAAGAGGCTTATATTTCGGTTGGTAAAGAGGTAGTTCAAAAGATAATGATAGCACATCAAGTTACTGATCCACAATTATTCGGAATAAGAACTGAAGGAGCATTAGGTGGTAAAGCAGAACAACAGGAGTCTTTGGAAATATTCCAGAGTTCAGTTATTAGACCAGTTCAGTCAGACATTGAAAACGTATTAAATAGACTTACTAATGTTAATGGAATAACAGAAGAATTGAAATTAGCAGAGTATTCTATAATCGATAAATCAGAACAAACAACTATATAAAATGGAAACAATACACTTACTTTCAACAGATAATTTTTTAGATAAGGCTGTGATTTCAGAAGATGTGAATGCTTTAATAGTTAAAAAGGTTTTACAGAACGCACAATCAATTAAAATGCAATCACTACTAGGAACTAAGCTATACAATAAAGTATTAACTTTAGTTTCTGATGGTACTATTGTAGATGGTGGAAACTCTGTTTATAAGACTTTATTAGATGAATACATATTACCAGTAATTCAGTTTGAAGGGTATTATAAATTATTACTACACTTACATGCACAGGTTACAGACAAGGGTGCTCAGACTAGGAGTGGTGAATATTCTAATTCAATAGATATGGCAGGTTTAAAATTACTTAGAACAGATGCAAAGAATGATTCAGAATTTTATGCTAACCTATTAGTTGTTTTTATATGTGATAACGTAAATGATTATCCTGAATATAATGATTCAAGTATAGGAATAGAAGCAAATAAAAAGCCTTTCTTTTCTGGAATTTATTTTGACAAGTAATGAAGTTAACTACAAATTTTAGTTTAGCAGAGTTCGATTGCCGAGATGGTTCTGAAATGCCTAAAGATGTATTACAGAATATTATCAAATTAGCTGATCAGATGCAAATCATAAGGGATTACTTTGGTAAATCTATTACAGTTAATAGTGGTTACCGTTCACCTGATTATAATAAAAAAATTGGTGGTGCTTCAAGAAGCCAACATTTATTAGGTAATGCATGTGATTTTAATGTAGCAGGTTTAAAACCTAATGGAGTAGTTGATGGTCTATTTGTATTAATAAGAAATAAAATCATCTTAAATGGTGGTTTAGGACGTTACAATAACTTTACTCATTATGATATAAGGGGTAAATCTGCTCGTTGGGATAACAGGAAATAAAATTCCCACTTCAAATTAATGAAGTGGGAAAACTATTATACTTGTTTTATTAAATTGTTTTCTATTGTAAAGTAATTAGTTCCTTTTGGGTTCAAACTAAAAACTTCTGCAAACATAAACCCTAGATTTTGGTTAGTAAATACGTTTAATTTATTGATGTGGTAATTATCAAATTCTTTAGTTTCTTCAATTACAATCTTTATTTTACCTTCACCTCTTAAAAACATTACACCTTGTTTTGCGTAGTCAATTTTTAGCAAGTCAATAGCGTTATTGTTTAGCCTAAATCTGCCTATTGGCATAACTAATGTAAGTCCTGAAGTATTACGTTTTGAACTTTTGGGTGATCTGTTTCTAAATTCTTTAAATTCTTCTTTCATATTATTCCTACTTCGGTTAATGATGAAATGTAAACCCTGTTTTTCTCTTTGTCTAAACAATTACAATACATGCCATCTACTACAATTATTGTAATTATATCACCTTTATTTATTTGTGGTGCAGCTGGTGGTGTTCTAACTTCATCACTTATAACTAACACTTTTGTATTTCTTTTAATTTCGTATGCTTTCATAATCCGTTTATTAATTCGTTTAGGGTACAAAATATTATAATTATTAAAATCCATAACCCTATTAGTTTTGTAATTTCTTTAAATGTTTTCATAGGTTAATCTATTACAGTGAAAAATGATTTAAACCCTTTGTGAGCGAATTGCTTTACGCTTTTTGCTATTACCTTATCCATAACCTCAAATTCCTTTGGGTCTATTTCATAGGCTTTATCAAGGTGCTTAATTAAGCTGATTTGTAACTTCTTTTTATAGTTATTTGTATGTTGCTTTAAATCTTTTACAAATAGATGATTATCTTCAAAATCTTCTAATGTTTCAAATAAAGCTGATGCTTGAAATAAGCAGTATAATAATTGGTAAGAATCTTTTTTTATTTCGTGTTTCATAATGTTTTGTATAAATTTCTTAATCTTCTTGTTTCTCTTTTATAATCTAAATCTTCAAAACTAACTAAAGAAAACCAATCATATAATTCTAAACCTCTTTCAACACTAAAAACATTTGTATTAAATTCGTTTGCAATGGCTTGAAGGCTAATGTCTAAATCATGCATTAATTGAAAGGCTAAATATTTAAGTTTGTTTTTCTTTTTACTTAAAAATTCGGCTTTTGTGTAATCGGTATTTTCAACTATAAAATCAACTACATTATTTTCAACAATACCATTAACATCAACTTTATGTTTTATTCCTTTTGCTTTTTTGTAAACTTCATGTGCTTCTAATTCTGTTGGATAACGTCCTAAAGTTCTTTGTAATCCTTTTACTGATATTTGTGCTATCCATCTGCCAGTTCTTTTGTCAAATGTTACTCCTACATATTTACTTTTTTTAATTCTTTTCATAATTCAATATTTACTTCTTTAATTTGTTCGTTTAAATAGTTAACTAATTTAATATAATCTTTATCACCGTATATTGGATCAGTCAAAAGTTTAAATTGTTTTAAGC